CAGCAGCTTGACGCTGATAAGCGCCCGGTGTTCCCATACGCAGGAGCTGCCGGCTTAATGGGCGTGAACGGCATGGGCACCGCCAACGTGACCGTTGCCAACACGTTCAACCCGTTCGGCCTCAACCTTGTTGTTGATCGCAACTTCGCTAACAACACCATGGTCGTCGCCAAGGGCTCGGCAATCGAGTTTTACGAGCAGGTTCGCGGTTTGATGTCCGTGGAAGCACCAAGTACGCTTGGTCGCACGTTCTCCTACTACGGATACGTTGCAACGTTCATTGCGGACAGCGATCTGGTCAAGTCCATCACCGTCAGCCCGTGACCTGAAAGGTAGGCCCACAAAATGGCCACCTACACGGTCACCAACAAATACTTGCTGGACAACTACGCCGTAGTTCAGCTCCTCACCCCCGCGGAGCTTGAACTCGGCCAGTCCATAACGGTCAGCGGCGTCGATGCGACGTTCAACGGCTCGTTTACCGTCCGTGCTCTGCCCCAGTATCGATTTATTGGGGTGGACACGGAAGGCGACCTGCTTTACGACTTTGATGAGCCCATTGCCAATCAAGTGCTGTACGCCAAAACGGCTGACAATGTTGACCGCGTTGCAGCCACCGGCACGCTTGCCAGCACCCCGACATGCACTTGGATTGTTGCCAACGACATTGCTGATTGGCTGTACGGCACGCAAGCCGTGACCGCTGACGTAACGTTTTTGACGATCTGTGCAGCTGCCGCCAACCAATTTTGTTACCGCCGCCGCGCAGAAGCCGGCTACACGGACAGCTTGACCACGGTGCCATCACAAGATGTGAAACTCGGCACGATCATGTATGGCGGTGCTTTGTACCGTCAGCGCGGATCGATTGACCAGTTTGCGTCGTTTGATGCCATGTCCACCGCGTCGGTTGTGGGTTTGGCACCGATTGTTAAGCAATTGTTGGGGATTGATCGCCCACAGGTTGCGTAATGGCCGTACAGACCTACACCGACCTTTTCAACACGGCTCTAAATAACTTGTCCACGTTTCTTAAGACGGTGACAGGTTTGCGGGTAGTGACAGACCCTAGAAACATCGTCCCTAACTGCGTGCTAATTCAAGCCCCGTCATTTACGGCGTGGACAAACGCAGCTGTTGACATTTCATTTCCGGTCACCATTATTGGCGTTGGCCCCGGCAACGAGGATGCCCTACGGAACATTTTGAACGTGGTGTCTCAGGTGCTTGACAAAAACGTCGCGGTAACCGACGGGCGACCCGTCACCCTCGACATGGGCGGCACCATCGCCCCGGCTTATGAACTGACCGTCAAAATGCTGGCCCAATCATGAAATGGGTCGTTGTCAGTCCCCGCGTGGGTCGCCCCGGTGCCGAATACGACATTCAAGGCGCAGCCGCCAACAACATAAATGTGGCTGGTCTGATTGCAGGCGGGTTTATTAAAGCCGTTAAAGAATCCACGCAAAGCAAACCCAAACAGTCTAAAGTCAAGAAGCAACCGAAGGAGTAACCCCCATGGCAACCAGCACTTACCTGTCGAACCCGGTCGTAACCGTCAACAGCGTTGACTTGTCTGACCAATGCACATCAGCCGTTTTAACGCGCACCGTTGAGTCTCTTGAGGCAACCGCGTTTGGCGACACGTCACGCAAATACACGGGCGGATTGCAAAACAACGAATTGACGCTTACGTTGCTCATGTCGTATGCCGCAACCGAAACCTACGCCACGCTCAAGTCACTGGTAGGCACCACCACCACCGTGCGCGTGCAGCCATCTGCGCCGCCGGATTCCGCGACAAACCCCGGGCTGATAGTAACTGGCTGCTATCTCGAATCACTTGATGTGTTGAACGCTCAACTTGGGGCATTGTCCACAATTAATGTTGTCTTTACGGGTGGTGTGTTCTCCGAAGACACCAGCGCCTAATCACGGCTGACTAGATCGGCCCGACACGAAAGGAAGCCATGAAAATACATTTGGAATACGTCAGAAAAGGCGAAACCATACAGGTAAGCACCAACCTTATGGTCATCGTTGCGTGGGAACGCAAGTTCAAACGCAAAGCCGATTCAATGCATCAAGGCATGGGCATTGAAGATTTGGCGTTTTTGGCATTTGAGGCAAGCAAACTACAAAAAATTGTTATACCCGCTGCTTTTGACGATTTCATCATTCAGTTGGACAGCATCAAAGTTTTGGCCGAGGAGCAAGAAAACCCTACCCCCGCGGAACCTACCGACGAGCACTAGCCGAACTGCTAGTAAACGTCGGCTGGTGGCCGCAACAAATCGAATTTGACATACCTGACATACTGACCGTCGGTAAGGTAATTGAAGACCAAAAAAAACGGCGGTAACCATGAACGTAGAAGTAATCGGAGTCAAGGACACTATTAAGGAATTACGTTCTCTTGACCCCGAATTGCGCAAACAGTTCAACCGCGATGCTAAAGATATAGCACAACCAATTATTGACAAAGCAAAAGGCGATTACAAAACCCGTTATTTGTCTGGCATGTCACGCGCATGGTCGCAACGTGGCCGCAAATTGTTCCCTTATACGCAACGCGAAGCACAACGCGGAGTCGTATTCAAAATTGACACCGGGAAACGCGCAACATCAATTTTAACTATTATCCAAAAAAATCCTGCCGCAGCAATTTTGGACATGGCAGGCAAACAAGGCGGGCAACCGGGAAAAGGCGAACAATTTGTTCGGGCAATGGGGTTTTACCATGGCAGCCCATCTCGCGTCATGTGGCCCGCAGCCGAATCACAAGAAGGACGCGTCCAAGATGCCATGATTGAACTGGTTGACAAAGCAGCCAATCAAGTGCAATTAAGGATCACGGTTATTTAATGAGCATTCGCATACCAATTATCAGCGAATTTGACGGCACCGGGATCGAACGCGCCGCCAAACAATTTGCCAACCTTGAAACCACAGGCGAAAAAGCCGCATTTGCACTTAAAAAAGCTTTTGTTCCGGCAATTGCTGCGGTCGGGGGTTTGGCTGCCGCAGCGATGCCTGCGATCAAAGCCGCGTCAGACCTGAACGAAACGATGAGCAAATCGAACGTCATTTTTGGCGATGCCGCTAAAACCGTTCAACAATTTGCTGGGAATGCTGCGCGAGCACTTGGCCAATCCAAACAACAAGCACTAGATGCAGCATCGACGTTTGCGATTTTTGGCAAAGCAGCCGGACTAGCAGGAAACGATCTAGCCAAGTTTTCGACCGACTTTGTAACCCTTGCATCAGACCTTGCGAGTTTTAACAACACCAGCCCGGAGCAAGCGATTCAAGCAATCGGTGCTGCTCTTCGCGGAGAAACAGAACCGCTGCGTGCTTATGGTGTGATGCTTAATGATGCCGCGTTAAAACAAGCCGCCTTGGAATTAGGTATTTACAGCGGCAACGATGCATTGACAACACAACAAAAGGTGTTGGCCGCCCAAAAACTTATTTACGAAGAGACGACGTTGGCGCAAGGAGACTTTTCGCGCACCAGCGAAGGCTTGGCCAACCAAACAAAAATCTTGACGGCCGAACTCGAAAACGCTAAAACGAAAATTGGTGAACAACTTTTGCCCGTTATATTGGCGTTCACCCCATTTCTGGTTGACATGGCGACATGGCTTGGCGAAAACAGCCAGTTGGTCGTTGTTCTTGCTACAGCTGTTGCTGGTTTATCGGCGGCAATTGTGGCAGCAAACCTTGGTTTAATTGCTTACAACAAAACAGCAGCAATTACGCGTAGCGCAAACATATTGTTGTCATCATCGTTTCAAGGTGCAGCCGTAAGCATTCGCGGCATGTCTTTAGCATTGGGCCTTGTTGGTTTGACAATTACCGAATTTTATTCGATGATGAGAGATGATTCTGCGTGGCGGGCGTTCAAACAAGCAGCAAGCAACGCATTTACTTTGGTTAACAACACTTTTATGGTAGTGGCTAATCAAATTCGTAATGCCGTCACCTTGGTGGCAAACGGAATGATCCAAATTGCAAACGTAGGAATTGATGCCCTCAACGCTCTCAATCCATTTAGCGACATCCCACGTTTTACTGAATACGAATACGCTGCATGGAATGAAGGATTTAGACAGTTTGATTTTTCGGGAGTAGTAACACCGTCGCCAATGGGAGATTTCCGACCCGGTTTTACAGGCAATTTGCAAGGCATGTTTCCCGCTGTTACAACCCCTACAGGAACGCCACCGCCATTACCACCACCGCCACCACCGGGCGGAAGTTCAAGCAACAAAAAATCTTTTACAGGCGGTTTTACGGCCGACTACGGTGCAGGTCTTTACAACTATGATTTGGCAACATCGTTTGGTGCCATGGTTGCTGATTCTGCCCCGAATATAACGGTAAACATCAACGGCGGCCTAGGCACATCCGCTGAAATCGGTGAAGCCGTTGTCAATGCGATCAGGCAATACAACCAAGTACAAGGCCCGGCAAACATCGCGGTGGCCTAATGGCCGCAGTAACCATCCCAAACGCAGGCACCTATGACCTGCTGGTTGACGTTGGGTTTCTCGTTGACGGTTTCACCCTTGATGACCCTGTTAAAGGTTTGTTGAATAGTGCCCAGTATGTGCTTGACGGCAGCACCACTTTTGCATCAGTCGCGTCAGGCACCACCAACGTATATGTAAAGCGTGGCCGCGAAGATGAAGGCGACGCCATTACGAACGGCATTATGACGTTTACCTTGAATGACACGTTGGCCGACGGCGTATTTAACCCGTTTGACGACGATCCAAGCAATCCGTATTACGATCAAGCCGCGGGCACACCGGGATTGGCACCGGGTCGAGCCGTCAAACTGGTTCGCTATAACGCCAGCAACGTCGCTCAAAATTTGTTTACAGGGTTCATTGTCAATTATGACTACCAGTTCACCCTTGGCGGCCTCGACACCGTGACCGTGTTTTGCGTAGACAACATGTACCGACTGGCGCAAACATTTATTACTGCACACACGCCGAGTAAAGAATTTACTGGGGCACGCATTAACGCCATTCTTGACCGCACAGGCGTCAACTACCCAACAGGCGCAGCTCGCAACATCGCTACAGGCACCGTTGAATTAGGCGGCTCAAGCGCATACGCAATTGCTGAAGGCACTAACGTTAAAGCGTATTTTGATTTTATTACCTATTCGGCTGAGCGCGGCAGAATTTTTATTGACCGCGACGGCGTGCTAGTTAGCCAAGACCGTATCGGAGCGGTAGCGGGCGCACCCGATCTGTATTTTAAAGATGACGGCACCGGCGCGAAATACAACGACCTAGAAATTTCGTTCCAAGCCGAAGACATTGTTAACCGTGTAGCGATCAGCCCCGCAGGTGGCAGCCAACAATTGGCCAATGACACGGCCAGCCAAACCGAGTTTTTTATCAAAGCCCTTTACATTGACGGCAGCCTGCTGCATGACAACAGCGCTGCTCTGACCCTTGCCAATTACCTATTGGAGCCAAATGCCGAGCCTCGGTTCACATCCGTAGCCACGTTCTACGGCACCCTGACCACTAGCCAACGCGACTCGGCAGCGATCCTTGACATTGGGGATTATGTGGCCATTCAAAAGTCAATCCTTGTTGGGGGCAGCCCGACCCAACTAGCCCAAGACCTGACCGTTGAGGGCGTTGAGCATCGAATCGATTTTGCCCGAGGCCACACATCCCGTTACTTCACCGCCGTTGCCGACGTCATCTACAACCTGCTGCTTGACGACCCCGTGTATGGCACGCTCGACAGCTTCAATGTCCTAGGCTAGAGACATGGCAACCCCAACCAGCCTTCCCGCATCGTTCACTTCAGGTCAGGTGTTGACTGCGGCTCAAATGAACAATTTGCGTGGCGCGTTTCGCGTGCTTCAAGTAGTCAGCACTACAAAAACAGATACTTACACGCACAGCACGGGTGTCACGTTCAGCAATGTCACTGGACTAAGCGCAACGATTACACCATCGGCAACCTCTAGTCAGGTACTTATTCTGGTAAGTATTGACGTGGGCGGCAATAATGGCGGCACATACGTGAAAGTCACTGGTGGTAATGCCGCGAACTGGCTAGGAGCCGCTGCATCTAACAGAACCCGCGCCGCATTCACGATGCCAGCAATCGGCGCCAATCAACTTGTGGTTGGTGCAGGTTATTACTTAGACAGCCCGAGCACCACTTCAGCAACGACGTATCAGGTGCAAATCGCGGCCTCGAACAATGTCACGACAACTTATGTAAACAGAAGCCCAGACGATACGGACAACAATCAACACCCTCGAACGACAAGCACGATCACCGTGATGGAGATTTCAGCATGAGCGTCGATTACCCTGCCGTTCTGAACGCAAACTATCCCGGGACATTGTGGACGATGGACGGCGACGAATACGCGGGCATTAACTGGCTAGATGACAGTCCGAAGCCGACACAAGCCGAACTTGACGCGGCATGGCCACAAGTCGCTCACGCCAACCAATGTGCACTTGTCGAAGTTGCACGTTTGACAGCCTACGAAAAGCAGTCAGACCCGCTGTTTTTTAAGTGGCAGCGCGGCGACGCCACCGAACTGGAATGGCGTAAAGCAGTAGCCAAAGTAAAGGCCGAAAACCCGTACCCGCCGGCACCGTAATGACATGGCTGACGGCATTCTCATTGCTCTCATTTCTGGCGGGTTTAGCCTTGTTGTGGCGTGGATTCACCGTGGCTTCAAAAAACAACATAAAGATCACGGAATCATCGCCGACAGCCTCGACCGAATCGAAAACAAAATAGACAGGCACATCGAAAACCATGACTAAACGCGACAAAGCCATTCTTGGGTCATACACCCGATCATTTTTGACAGGCGCGATTACGCTTTACCTTGCTGGCGAAAACGATCCCAAGACACTTTTCGCGGCAGGCATCGCAGCAGTGCTCCCCCCGTTGCTGCGATGGCTGAACCCAAACGACAAGGCATTTGGGCGTGGCAGCCAAGAAACAGACAGCGGCCACTAAACGCCCGTACACGGGCTTTAACGGTGTCGCTGGCGGCACCACAGCTGGTTTGCAAGTTCTTATTCGCACGTTGGAACGGGAAACACAAAAGGGGCTGTGGAATAACGGCGCGTGGGGTGTGCGCGACATGAAAGGCAAACCCGGCCAACCCTCAGTGCACGCCACAGGCAGAGCGTGGGACGCTAGTTGGCGAGATATGCCGGACGACCGCGGCAAGCCAAACTGGTATGCGCAGGCTTGCAACGTCATTGACCGCCTAGTGGTTAACGCTGACGCCATGGGGCTTGAAATGATTATTGACTATTTTCCGCATCCGTGGGGTAGGGCGTGGCGGTGTGATCGGGGTCGCTGGCGCAAATACGACGGGCGTACCGTGTCGGGTGCACCGGGCGGCGACTGGTTCCACATTGAGATTTCGCCGGCTATGGGAGCCAACCCGGAAGCCATGAAACAGGCACTTTTGTTGGTTTTTCCACCAAATCCACCACAACCCTGAAGTAGTGCTCTAGGGTCGGTACTACCCGACGAAAGGAGCAATGCCATGGCAGAGTGCCAAACCTACATTTACGAGGTCATGCGAACCGTCCTAGAAAACGGTCAGCAAGTCCTAGTGCAGATCTTTCGGGACACCGAAGAGCTGCGCGTCTTGCACGCTCAGATCGCTTTTAAAAACGCGGTTGGCGACTCTTGGGGCGTTCCGTACCAATTGGAGGTGGCCCAATGAAAAGCCCATTTTTGATTATTGGCTATATCGCAGCCCTATTCGGCCTTTCGACGCTCCCTGAGGCTCCTGACGCGTCTGGTGGCATTGTGGAAGCACCCCCCGCCACAATGCAAACCTACGAATACGGCGAAGTGCCCGTACAGGCAGCCGCCGCACCCACCACGACCAGCACGACCACAACGGTGTGGGTTGAGCCGCAGCCTAAATCTGAGTGCGAACAGGCTCTACAGCTGGCCTTGGACGTTGGTTGGCCTGCTGAAGAAATGGCGACCCTTGCACGGGTGCTGTGGCGCGAATCACGGTGCACACCCGGCCCTGTGCACAATCCCGATGATCCGATGGGCGGCAGCCACGGCCTGTTGCAAATCAATGGGTTTTGGTGCCTACCAAACAGCAATTGGCCAATAGGTTGGCTGCAAGCCCAAGGAATTGTTTTGGTATGTGACGACCTGTACGGCTCAGAAAACAATCTGCGTGCCGGATTAGCGATCTGGCGCAATAGTGGGTGGCACCCATGGGGTATTAAATGAGCGAGCAATACGACGGACATTGGCAAGAATCATTGAGTGAGGAGACCCGACGAATGATGAACGACGCAAGTTTTAAAGTGTGGCAACAATTCTTTGACGAACTAAGCCTGACCCCCGCTCAGAAAAAACGGCGTGACCGTCAACAGTTAGGCAAACGAGTACGCCTAATAGCAGTCGATTTGGAACTGTCAGGCGAGTTTGCTGATGCTGCTATTCTCATGGAAGCAGCCGACGCGCTGATTGGAGACAATCAATGAACCCGACACTATTTGACGCCCGCTTACAGGCCGACGCAGCCCTAATCCAAATAGCAGGCAACACCAACCCACGATTTGACGAGGATTGCGAAAACGCTGTTCTGACCGTTGGCCGTATGCGCCGCACGTTCACTACCGACGAAGTGTGGGAATGGCTAGAAACCCACCACGGTGCGACAGCGCACGACAACCGCGCCATTGGCCCGATCATCAACCGTTTGCACAAAGCCGGCAAGATCAGGTTCACAGGCAACTACCAACCATCGCGTAGGCGGCACTGCTCACCAATTAGGGTGTGGGAACTGGTCTAACTAGGAGC